CAAAGTCTAGTCAATCGTAATAGTAACTTTAGTAGATCCTATGCAAGATGTACCCGATCCACCTGCGGTACAAGTATGGACTCCAGAACTCAATGACGTTAAAGCGAGAGATCCAGCAGTACCGCCTGATCCTATAGTAGTTTGTCCACCCAATACTGTTAAAGGTGCAATACCACTACTAGGAGTTACAGCAGATGGTGTAGCATCTCCCATTATTACTGATTCTGTTTTACTGAAAGCAGATCCAGCTGTTGTTACTGAAGTATCCGTTTGAATCATTGCTGGAACGCCATCAGTTAACGAACCAACATTAATCCCACCAATCTTACCTGATGTTGTGGTATCTCCTACAGTTACAGATGGTGTAATATTATTTCCGCTAAGACTATATGTAGTTCCTACTTTATTCGTAACAACATAAGGCATATCTACAGTAATTTGAGCAGATGTGACAAATTCTTGTTTTATATCAGCAAACGCAGCAGTGGGTAATAGACAAAAAATTGCAAGAAGTTTTTTCATTTTTTTACAACTCCAACTTTAGAATCTTTATTGTCAACTATCTTAACATTACCATTTACTTTTTTTTTGTCACCATTTTTCTTGATGTTTAGGCCGTACTGGGCAGTTACAGCACTTAACAATCCAGCCGCGAAGGTGGTATCAATTTGACGAGTAGGGTTAGGGTTAAAGTATGACCAAGAAATTACCCCCAAACTCCAAAAAAGTATAATCATCTGAACCACATTAGCTATCAGACCATTACCTTCTTTTTCTTCTTGTTCTTCCATATTAAGAAAACTGCCTTAGTGTGAGGAGAAAGCAGATGACCATTGCTTTAGTAGGCAGCTATATGCCAAACTTAGCAAATACTGTTATGTTTGGGAAGTAACACATAACTATCTATGTTAAAACTATTAAAACCAATACTACTTAAGTTTTTTTCATCATCAGCAGTAAAGCAACTTATTGTAGATCTACTACGTTCTATTTGTAAGCAAACATCAAACGAGCTAGATGATCAGGCTGTTGATTTTCTAGAACATCAGTTGTTTCCAGGTAGAAACTTATGAAAGACAAATTTGTAATTTTTGCAGAAGAGCCTCCTATAGAACTACAACTATCTACAGAAATGCGTTGTAGAGAAATAGAAAACAATCCTGATATAAATTATGTAAAAAGGTATTGCATTAGTCTGTTGCGTAATAATGCAAAAAGAGATGCAATTCTTGCAGCAACTCTACAAGAACTGGCAGAAGCTCATGTAACAATTGCAAAAGCAGAACAGGCAAAAATAATACACTGGTGGGTGTTGCGTAGAATGATAAAAAACTTTTTTATATCAATAGCATTGTTTTTTGTTATAAGGCTGAACAAACTAGTGTCAGCCCTTAACAAACGTATTAATAAAAATTAGTTAGGATCGTAACGTCTTGTTTTTAGATTAGCAAAAGCTTTTTGCTGTTTTGTTGTTAGTAATTTATATAAAAATAAACGCCAATCAAAACGGTAACTCATCTGTCTCCTCATCTTGTGGTTTTGCTACAGATACAGAACCTGATACAAAATTTGTACCTTTTTTTGATTCACGATTCCATGCACTGACAGGAACTTTTATTACTTTGTCACCTGCATAATTAGCTTCACCAGGTTGTCCAGTAATCCATTCTGCAAAAGCAAGTGCATCTGATAATTCAAATTCAATACTTCCGCTCATGTCAGGAGACTTTTCAGATCTCTTTTCGTTGTTTGTAAACAGAACTAATCTGCCGTTAAATAAATTTTCGTAAGCCATTTAAAGAATGTGATAGTGGGCAAGGATAATCTCGTTTGTTAACGAGGACATAGTTACTTTTTTGTCAGTAATATATCTTTTTTGCACTTCTTGTTGCATTTTTTTGTATGCTTTTTGATCAATCAGTGCATTGATACGGATTTTTGGATAATCCTTAGAATTTTCCATCTTCTAACTCCTTAAGACAGTTTTTAAGTTGCAAGACTGTCATTTGCTGTAGTTTAGATCCATTACCTGTAATTTTGTACTGACTTGCTTTTGCCAATACCCATAACTTTTTCTGCTCGTCATCTTTCATTTTGACGTTCAGTTCATTCATAATCATGCTGACAAGCTCTTCTCTGCTGTACTGATTTTTCTTGATAGGTTCTGGTTTAGTCTCGGTTTTAGTAACAACCTTAAGATGAGGTTCGTTATCTTCTATTTCTTCTTTAGCCCATAATTCATAACCTAAAGAAAACTGAAACGCACAATGTGCAACAAAACCTCTGCGTTGAGAGTCTGATACTTCTCTTGCATCAATCTGTTGTCTTTTTAGTGCCTGTTTTTTATTACCCATTATTGGATAAATAAAGTCAGAAAATTTGTTACCTTCTGGATCTTGGAAATAAAAAATAAAATACATAGAACCATCTGGTGCATCAAATAATGGTGTACCATCCTGTTCATTTATTTTTGTATGATGTGTCCAACCAGGACACTTGTCATTAAATATGGAGGCAACTTTCGCCCATGCCATATACTTTGCCTTAAAACCTGTAGGCAATTGATGTACATCTTTGATTTCGATGACACCTGCAAGATTAGGATTATTAATGTTCATAATTCAAATATCCCTAACACATATGATCATGTCAAGATCATATATTCATATGTAAATAAAACTTGTTTTCCACAGGGTGATGCGTAATGATGCAAACTGCATACTTTTGCATCACATTGCATCACTATGATGAAACGAATTACAGTTACTATTTCAGAAGTAACAGAGGCTAAATTAAAAGAAAAAAAGCCCGAATACCTGTCACTATCTAAATACATAAATATGATATTAAAAAGTAGTCTTGACAACCTTGACAGCTTAGTTAGACTACCCGCGTACCGTGTCGGTGCGGAAGAGATATCTAATCATATAGATAACAAAACTTCTACACCTGTAAACGAAGACAAGGTACACTTTGAATCTTCTAATTTTTCTTCTAAAGAAAAAAATTTAAAAAATTCAATCAGTGTTTTGGGGGAAGATGTCGGAAGGGAGTCTGAGGGAAACCCTAAGAACACCCCTTTACCGTATGATTTTGAGACTAGTATTCCTGATAAATTAAAGCCATATTCTGATAAAATTGCATCTTTTTGGCGTGTAAAAAAAGGTACAAAAAACAGATTAGCCTGGTCGCTGCAAATGGGAGAACTAGAAAAAATATTAGATAATCTTGGTAAAAAAGTTCTTGTAGAGCAACTTGACCAAGCTTGTATGGCAGGTACTTGGAAACAGATTAACTATAATAGAACTATTGAATACTCTGATAAAAAAGAAGAAGTAAAGCAGACAAAGCATCCAGCACATAAAGTTTTCAAAGCTAGTGATTTAGGTTGGTAAATATGAAACAACTACCTTTAATCCAAATCAACCCTGATAATGGTGATAGATATTATGTTAACGAATATAAGCCTTCACTAAAATATGCATCTGTTACAAACATTCTTGCAAAAACTGTATCAAAATCTATGGCATATGGGCTTGGAATATGGAGACAAAAACAGATAGATGCAGGTCTTGATCCTGATATAGAACTAAGAAAAGCAGCAAAGCGTGGATCTGATCTGCACGATTGGACAGAAAAATTTCTTAATGGTGAAAAACCTCAAGTAATATCAGAGATTTTTCCTTCTGAATACAAAGAATATACAGATAGAATACAGCAATGCCCTATATGGAAACATATAGATGAGGTCATATGCACTGAACAGAAAGTTTGCAGTGATAAAAACGTAATACCTTTTGCAGGTACGTTTGATGCACTGTTAAAAATTAATGGCAAGACAGTATTGTTTGACTTAAAAACAAAAAATGCAGATAAGTCTATACCTACAAAAGAATTAACAAATGAAGCATTATGTCAAATGCAAGCATATCGTGTTTGTCTGAAAGAAAATCATGATATGGATGTAGATAGATTTATTGCACTGTATGTTTATCCAGATCAACCTGCATATCCTGTACACGCAAGTGGTGAGGCATTAACTATTTATGAAAACTTGTGGATTAAACGACTAAGAAATTTTGCAGAGCAACAACTATGGCAATGACAAGAAGAGAACAACTGTTAAAACAGGTAAAAGAACACGCAGAAAAGATGCGTAAGTTTCAACAGGAGTTTCATAAAAACATGAGCAACAAAGATGAAATGACATCTAAGGACTTGCAGTATATGAATAAAGTATTTGAACAGATGAAACTAGATCATGAAAAATTATTAACTGAATACTACAACTATAAAAAACCTGATTTATGATTGACAGGTATAGATATTAACCTATACTATAAATTATTATCTCTTACAAAA